GGAGAAAGTGATGGAGAAAGTGTTAATGAAACAAAGGAAGTAGATTATACAGTCACTTCTAATAATAACATGTATCAAGAACAATATGATAAACAAGAAAGTGATGAAGAAAGTGATGAAGAAAGTGATGAAGAAAGTGATAACGAAATTAATGAAGAAAATGTTAATGAATCGATTAATAAAGAAAATATTGAAAGCGATGAAGATATTGATGAAAGTGAAAGAGATAATGAACAGATTATAAAAAAAATTGATATAACAGAAACAAATGTTGTTTCAGAACTAAATGAAGTTCCAGATGACGGAGATTATAGTAAGATGACAGTAAAAGAGTTAAAGCAAATTTTAATAAATAAAGGTTATACAAATGATATAACAAAATTAAAAAGACCAGGACTTATTGCTTTATTGAATAATGAAACATCTTAATTTATTTTCTTTCGTAAGTGTATATGAGCTGGGCTACAAATTATAAACGAACAAATAATGTTTCCCCTGGAGAAATGCCAAATATGTCAGATGGAAGACACTTTAAGCATATTTCAATTGATCAGCAAGTTATAAACGAACAAAATAGAAAAGGACTTAACATTCAAAGTAATAACGACTATAGAAAGTATTTGACAAATAATGCAACATCTATTATTGAAAAGAATTCATTATATAATTATTCAAAAGTAGGAAATCCTGTTTTATTTAAAGAAACTGTTCCTCAAAATACACCTTACCTTTTCGAAGGTCCTGAAAGTGAAGATAGACCCAAAGGTTATGAATCAAGTGACCTTAAAAATCACTATCTTTCAAGAGAACAACTTAATATGATTAGAACACCGTCTATTCATGTCCCTGACATGGATTTCAAAAACAAATAAAATAAGAACATAATATATGAAGAATTTTATGTATATATTATGTATTTTATCATTTTTTATAGTGATTGGTTTATTAGTTTACAGAGAATTATATATGAAAAATATTTACAACGAATCATTTAAAAATAAGAAAATATTGAAAAGTGAACAAAAACATGCTATATTTTTTGGAGATAGTATATTAGAAAATTCAAATTATGTTGACTATGATAAAACAGTTGAATCTGTATTAACTAATCCAAAAAAATATGGATATGTTGTTGAAAATTTTGCTGAAGATGATGCTGTTATAAATGATATTAATGAACAGTTTAATGAATTTTTCACTACAAACAGAATACCATTATCAAAAAAAAGAAAAATTCGAGATAATGGTATGATTATTATTTCGGTAGGAGGAAATGATTTATTAAATAAATATCACAATAGTAAAAATAATGTAAAAGATATGAGTTATTTTGATAATATATGGAACAAATATAAAGAAATGCTAAAAAAAATAGAAAAAAATATTGATGACAAATATAAAAACATAATGTTTGGTCTGGTTGGTCTTTATTTTCCATTTGATAAAAAATATAAGAATTATGATAAATTGGTTGAAAAATGGAATAAAAACTTAAAAAACCTATCATCAAAAAATAAAAATATGGAATATATTGATTTATCAATCGTTTTTAATAATAAAAAGTATTTTGTTGATGATATTGAACCATCAAGTAAAGGAAGCGAACTAATAGCTAAGCAAATAAATATAACACATAAAAAAGTAATTAATAGTAATTAATAGTAATTAATAGTAATTAATAATTAGAATACTATCTATATAGAAATGCAACACTATTCTATATAATATTATATGAAAATACTAAGTATAGATGTTGGAATAAAAAATCTTGCTTGTGTAATAATTGAATTTGACCCTTTTGTTTTTTCCCCATCAAAAATATTAAAATGGGAAGTTATTGATTTAACTAATCGTATGATATGTGACACAGATTTATGTAATAATGTTGCTGTATTTGAGGGGGTAGATAATTGTGTATTATGTAAAAAACATGCAAAAAAACATCCATGTGGTCTTTTGGTTCCAAAACCTGTTGACAAATTAAAAAATATAAAAAAATTGAAATTAGACGAACTTAAAAAATATGCTGATACACACAATATAAATTATGAAAAAAATAAAAAGAATGAAATTTTTAAAAAAGTAGAAAAAGTCATAAAAAATAAATTTTATACAGAGATAAATAGTTCGAGAGCGGATGAATATGATTTAATAACTCTTGGGAGAATGCTTAAAACAAAAATGAACGAATTTATAAAAGATTATGAATTAGATATAGTTTATATAGAAAACCAGATAAGTCCTCTTGCGAACAGAATGAAAACATTACAAGGTATGATAACACAATATTTCATTATGGTCAGTGAATGTAAAATAGAATTTATTTCTTCAATTAATAAATTAAAGGAATTAAATATGGAAACATCTTCATATAGTGAAAGAAAAAAAGAAGGTATAATACTATGTCGTAAAAAAATAGAAGAACATAATAAAGAATGGTGTAAATTATTTGAAAATTCTAAAAAAAAAGATGATTTAAGCGATTGTTTTTTACAAGGTCTTTTTTGTATTAAACGTCTAAGAGAAATTAATCAATTAATTAATTAATATATATTATTTACGTTATACTTAAAATTATAACTTGTATATTATTCATATGGAAGAAATAATCGATATATCGAACATAGGTGATAACACAAGTTTAAATTTGGACTCTGGTGGTCTTTCATCATCAAATTTTGGTCCGGGTATTGAATTATTGATGAACGATAAAAAACCTTCATCTAAAGACCATGGTGGTTCAGGTGAAATAAATCTTGATGATTTAACAAATTTAGAAGCAGAATTAAATGATGCCGCAGATATTGGAGGTCAATCATCTATTTTAGATGCAAGCGATATTACCAATAATATTAAGATAGAAAAAGAAAATTTTTCAGGAGGAGACAATATAAATATAGAACCACTTAATGTAAAATTTGATTCAAACGAAGAATCAAAACTTGGATTTGAAACATTAAATAGTGGTGGAAATAATAAAACTTGGGACGGTTATTCTAAATTTAATGAAATCCCAGTTGACCCTTCAATAAGGTCACCAGGTAATTCATCAACAGCAAATATGCCAAAAGAAGAAATATTAAAGGAAAAATTTAATTATTTAAAAAAACTTGAAGGACTTGAACGTAAGGGGGTTGAATTAACAAAAAGATATTCTATGGATTCGTCTTTACAAGAAATGATGGGCGAGTATGAAATGATTATCGCTGAAAAAGAAAAAGAAAATTCTGTTAAGTTTCAAGGAAATATGTTATCAGCAGCTATTAATGGTATAGAATTTTTAAATAATAAATTTGATCCATTTGATGTTAAATTAGATGGTTGGGGAGAACAATTTGGAGAGAATATTAATGATTATGATGATATATTTGCTGAGCTTCATGAGAAATATAAATCAAAGGCAAAAATGGCACCAGAACTTAAATTATTATTTCAATTAGCAGGTAGTGCGATGATGGTTCATATGACAAATACGATGTTTAAGAGTTCTATGCCCAATATGGATGATATTATGAGACAAAATCCTGAATTAATGCAACAATTTAATCAAGCAGCTGTAGATTCACTTGGTAAAACAAGCCCCGGACTTTCTGGTTTTATGAATAATGTAATGAGTTCAAGTGATCCTGCCCCAATTAATACTGGACCACCACCGGCACCTATGGAAACACAAGGTAATAGAGCTATGCCTCCTCCCAACAGACCAGGATTTATTGAAAAGCGTGTATTTGCTTCAAATAGACCAGATATGAATGCTGCAAGAGGAGAAAATCTTGATGAAACATTTGAAGAAATAAATAAACCACATCGGTCATCTGTTAATAGTCGTCCAGAGATGAAGACACCTTCTTCTACAAATGATGTAGAAAATATATTATCTAATTTAAAAACCAAAACTGTTAGCATGGGAGAAAATGACGATGCAAAAGATGATGCTGGCAGCACAGTTAGTATTAGTGAGCTAAAAGAAATGTCTATGATGGATGGAAAAGGACCCAAACGTAGTAAACGTAGAAAGGGTTCTGAGAAAAATGTTATTAGTCTTGAACTTTAATAACATTACATGAATTATTAAAGGTAATTTAAATAATAATTTATTTATTCCTTTTAATTGTAGTATTCTTTGACCTATTTTTTTTATTATATTTCGTTTTGTGTTTTTTTGTTTTTACGCGCTTACCTCCTTTGCTTCTTTTAAAATTAACATTTAATACGCTTTTATTCTTATCACTTTTATATGATTTTATCTTAGGAGTTGTTTTACCCATTATTTTTTTAATCATTTTTTTTAATGCGTTGTGATTTCTTGAACAAAAAGCTCTTGAACTATCAACTGTTTGATAACCCGAAGAGCTTACAAGCCCAAGTCCAATTTCTATTTCTATTTCATATTTATTATCGTCTTCATCAAATTTTTTATCCCATTTTACTTCAGTTGGTCTATATTTACTTTTAAATCCAGGAATAGAAACTTCTTTAGTGGTATCAAATATCTTTCCAAGAAGAAAATTAATATTATTTACTACAATTCTATTTTGTTTCTTTTTACCAGTTTCATAATCATATTTTTCTTTATCTAATACATCTGGTGGTAAATACATATCTCCTAAAGCCTTTAACAAACCAGATGAACTTTTGAAATTTCTTAATGGTATATTAGTTTTAGATAAATCCATATCTTTTAAAATATAAAATTCATTTGTAGGGAATGCTGATTCTATTTCTCCTTCTCCTATCTTATTCTGTTCATTTTTATCTGTATAGCTTACATTAATATCATCAGGCTTTATTGATATAGATAATTTATATGCTTTTATTTTATTTTCGCTCATGATTGTTTATAAAATAACTATATATTATTTAAATTTAATGTTTTAGTGTAGATAAAATATTAAATACTTCTGTGTAATATCATTTTTAATTTATACGTTTTTAGAATCAGAAAACTTTTTTGAAAATGTTTCTACATTTGTTTGTTGTTTCATTTTTTTTGCCTTTTCAAGAATTTTTATAGATTGAGCTATTTCATCATCACTTAATATTCCGTCGTTATTTGTATCGACAAGTTTATGAAGTTTTTTATAGGAATCAGGCATAACGCAATATTTACTATTTTCATTAGTAAGGAAATCAGCAAGAACTACAAAAACAGCGGTAAGACCAAGTGCCATAAATATATCTCTTGTTCCCATCCATGCTATAGCAAATATTAAAACTTGACGGCTTATGATATATTTTAAATATGTTTCTTGTGATTTACTTAAATTTAGTGTTACAAATTTAGAAC